TCAGTTTTAATAATTTTATTTTTAATTTTATTAATTCTAGCTTCTTTTTTTAATTGTTTCATTTTTTCAACATCTTCTAATTCTTTTTCTTCTAATGGTGGTTTATCTATATTCATTTCAAAATTTGAAAGTTTAATTAATTTAATATATACCATTCCAAATTTAGTTTCTTGTGCTTTAGTTGTTTTAGTTTCATCTTCTACTTTAAAATCAGTATCAACAGGTTTAATTACTACAGAATCAGAATTAAATTTAATCATGAAATTTAATATTTTATTAAAATTATTAAATTTTTCTGTTTTATCTCGTTCAAATCTATTTGAAATAATGAAAGCTAATACTCCATTATCTTTTAACATATTATAAGCATGTGCAATAAAATGAATATCATATAATGTTATATCTATTTTTCCGCGTTGTGTATCTTGCGTTGTTCTTAAATTAAAAGGGGGATTTCCTAATATATAATTATATTGATATTTTTGATAATATTTCATGAAATCCAAATTATACCAACTTATATTGTCAATTTTATTATATATTGCTTTTCCAATTTGATAATATAAATTAAAAAATTCATTTGAATCAATTAAGAAATTAGAACTATTTTTTAATTTAATTAATTCTGATAATATGTTTCCTATTCCAGCAGTTGGCTCTAATATTTTAATATTTGTTGTTGTATTATTTTGTAATCCTGAAAATTCAATTAATTTTTTAACTTTATCTGGTGGTGTAAAATTTGCTTGGAAATTTGTTATATCTTCTTTAGTTATATCAAATTTATTAAATATTTTTTCTAATGATGCGCCTTCATTAACTAATTTAATTAATTCTTCTTCAATATTGTTAAATTTAGTATCATTTGCTTTTTCTTCTAAATCTGGGTTTCTAGTTGCTTTAAATTTTGAATCATTACTAAACCTTGTTATAGTTGAATTAGTTAATGCAATATTTTTACTGTAAAAATCTAAATACATTGACCTTTTTAATGTCATTAATGCTTTAATATTTAATTTCTTTTCTTCTCTTGTTTCTATATCCATGACTGTTTCATTGAAAAATTTAATAAAATCATTATTTTCAGCATTATTTACATCTTCAAATTTAGGTAATTTTAATAATTTTTCTTCAAATATATTAATATTTGATTGTTTTATAAAATTTTTATTAAATAAATCAATATCACGACTTCCATAGTATAATTGAAAATATTCATTATCTCCTTTAGTTAATATTTTGAATGTTTTAATTTCATTATTCATTATATTATTTGCTGTTCCAATCCATTTTTTAATATGTAAATTTTCTTTAGAAACACCAACTAAAAATTTAACATCTATTATTGAATTAAAACCTTTAACATGTGAATTTAAACGCACACCCCTTGCTATAATTTGCTCCATTATTGCGTAATTCCAATATGGCTGAATTACAAATAATGTGTTGGTTTCTTTAAATGAGATACCTTCTTTAATTGATAAAGTAAATATTAATATATTTATTTCATCTGTATTATATTGCCTTACAACTTCTAATTTTTGTGATTGATTTAATTTTCCAGAAATAAAACCAAATTTAATATTTTTCTTTTCTAATGCTTTTATTAAAAATATTAATGCTCTATCAAGAAATTGTGCATATATTAATATTTTCTTTTTTGGTGCTTTTTTAATATAATTTAATATATATATAATTTTATTATCCATTGCTTGATTTCTAGATGAAATAAAAAATGAATCTTCATTAGGTTTTTCGGGTCCTACTGTATCAGATGTAATAGGTATAAATTCATATTTAATTGTAGGCATTTTTAATTTTGTACTTCCTGATATTTTATAATAACTAATTAAACCTTGATAATATGTTTTAAATGATGATGGATTTGAAATTATAATTTCATACATATCTTTATTAAATGTTAATAGAGGTGCTTTATTATATCCTAATGCAACTATTGGTTCTATATCATCAGATGAATTAACAAATAATGTGCCAGACATGAATAATTTTCTTATAAATTTACTAGAATTATATATTAATGCTTCTGCTAATTTATTACCAATTAATGAATAACTATCTGTTGCTTCCCATCTTCTTGCTGATACTTTATTTTTTATTTCTGATGATTTAATATTTCTCATATTGTGAATTTCATCAACAATTAATAATGAATTATCAGAAAAATCAAATTTACTTCTTAGCATTTGTTGATATGATATAAAATTATATATATACTCTCCTTCTTTATTTTTTCTTTCCGGGTCAATTCCTTTTGTGTAAAATTCCATTATTGTACCTAAAACTAACGATGCAGGAAGTAAAAAATAAACTTTTGAATTAATATTTAAATTAACAAATTGTTCTGCGCAATTGACCGCTATTAACGTTTTGCCACTACCGACGCCGTAATATAATATTACTAATTCTTGAACAGATACGGACCAATCTTCAATAAATTTTTTTTGATAATCTCTAAATTGAACATCTCCAGTTCTTAAATTTTTATCAAATGCAGTTTCAAATTCATCTAACTTATATAATTCATCATGTTGTTCTATTATTTTATAATCTTCAGTTTTTAAAAATCTATATATATTTACTAAATTATAATCTGAAACTGATGTTGTTTTTGGAACTCTTTTTTTCTTTTCTGTTTCTAAAACATTAATTATCTTTTCTTGTTCATTTATTTTTTTTATTAATTCTTCTTTACTTAATTTATTTAAAATATTTAATTCATCTTTTATTTGTAAATTATTTATTTCATCAAAAATATTTTTTTGGTTTGTTTCAATTTGTCCTCCTTCTAAAATATAATTTGCTAATTTCTTATATACCATTATTATTATAATTTAGATTATAATTTTTTTAAAAAATAAAAAATCTAGTTTTATTATAATATAATAATGGATTTAAATGAAATATTTTCAATTAAAAAAATAAATGAAACTAGTAAAAAATTATATATTAATAATTTAATAAAATTAAATGATATGAAACCAATTAAAAATTTAAATTTTTTATCTGATAGTGATATTATTTTAGATAAAATAAGTGATTATAAACCAAATACACAACGTAATTTTATAATATCAATAGTATCAATATTAAAATGTTTAGTTAGTGATAATAAAAAATATCAGAAATTATATGATAAATATTTTGTTATTTTAACTGATTTTAATAAAAAATTAAAAGACCAAACAAGTAAAACAGACACAGAAAAAACAAATTGGATAACACAAGATGAATTAAAAAATACATTTGATGAATTATATAAAATAATTGAAACTATTAAAGATAAAAAAAAAATAACAGATATTCAATATAATGAATTATTAAAATTAGTTATATTTTCATTATATTATTTAAATGAACCGAGACGGAACAAAGATTATCAGGTGATGAAGATAGTTAAAAAATATAATTCTGATTTAGATAAAAATTTTAATTATATGGATAAAAATAAATTTTATTTTAATAATTATAAAACTGCTGGAACTTATCAAACACAAACAATAGATATTAATGATAAATTATTAGAAATATTAAATATATATTTTAAATTTAAATCAAAAAATAATTTTTTATTAGTAAATAGTGATGGTAATGAATTTAAAAATATTAATGATATAACTAGAATATTAAATTCTATTTTTAAAAAAAAGATTGGTTCTAGTATGTTACGTAAAATGTATTTAACAAATAAATTTGGAAAAATGCAAAATGAATTAACTGAAACATCAAAAGCAATGGGTACATCTGTAAATGTGATACAATCTAATTACATTAAAGAAGAGTAATAAATAAATAATAATCATGAATAAAATAAAATAAATTAAAATATTAAATATATCATTAAATTAATATATAAATTATAATATATAATATATATAAATGACAACCGTTTTAACAGAATTTAGTGATGCATCAATTAATTCAGATTTAGAATTAACTTATATTAAAAAATTTAATACACAATTACAGCCTTTATTATCATTATCTCCTATTATTATTGATAATCAATATGGATATGGTAATAAATTAAATTTAACATCTGTAGAAGATATAAACTGTTGTGGTGATTATATAATGCAAAATTGCCAACCTTATTTAAATACTTATTTACAATCAATTTATAATAAATCTAAAACATTTTATAATAATGCTATGTCAGGCTCTGATGTTACTATTGATGAATATTTAAGATTTAATTATAATACACTATTAAATACATCTACTTCAATTAATAGGCCTAATATTTTATTTTTTGGGCCAAATGATATTGCAAGAACTGAAGATTTATATATAGTAGGTAATGCATTTTTATATGGTCAGGCATGTATGGCTACATTTTTAGCTTTATTATTACCAAAAGATAAAATAGTATATGGACGTAATTTTACAACTAAATCAGGGACGTGGACAAATTCACCATTAGATAATGTCGGTATATTAACAAATACAAGCGCTTCTTATATACAACATGTATTTAATAATGTTAGATATATAGCTGTTTCTTGGTTAAATCATACAGAATCAGGAAATTTTACAACATTATTTACTGTATATGTTGATGGTGTTATTGCTGCAATAGTTGATGAAAATATTGTTAAATTTGGAACTAATCCGTCATCTGGATATCACTGTGCAATTTTAATTGATTGCGGAAGTGGAAGCATTGGAAATAAGACTGTTAAAATTTTACATCAAAATACAGCAAATTTAACAATTATTCAATATGTTTGTGGATGGAATCCAACAGATATAACACAACAAAATAAACAATTATTAGTTTGTTTTAATAATAATTATATAGGTGGTAGTGAAACTATAACTAATTACTCACAAAAAAAAATGGATTTATTAGAAATGGTCAAATGTGTTGTTAATAGTTGTTATAGATTTGGTTTACCAATTGGGTTTTTAGATATACCGCAAACTAATTTTTATTCTAATATATATAAATCATGGGCTGAACATATTGTTAAATATGGTATTATTATAAATGGTTAATTTAAATTAATAATTAAATATAAAAAATATTTAATATATATCTATTGTATATATATATATTAAATGTCAGTTATTACAGAATTTCAAAGTGATGATATCACAAGTAATATTAAATTATTTTATATTAATAAACTTGATAAGACTATAGATAATACATTTACAGATAGTAAAAACAAATTACGTGATTTTGATGGGGTTGGTTTAAAATTGAAATTAAATCCAAATATATATGTATTTGGAGATGCTGCTTATAATGATGATTCTTTTTCATGGCATATTTATTTACCAGGAACTAAAAATACATTTTTAGTTAATAATCATGATATTGTAGGTAATATATCAACTAGAACAACTGAAACATTAGTTAGTCAGCCTTTATTATCTACTAATATTATCGCATATGGATTTAATGACCATACGTATACTCAAACATTATTTACATCTGAAAAATATTATACTCCTTACGTTTTGGCATCATATTTAACATGTTGCATGCCTTTAAATAAATTTGTCTATGCAAAAGATTTAATTAAAACTGGAACGTGGACAGCTCCAAATATGGCATCTACTGAATTTTTAGATACTCAATATGGCAATTGTTTACAAACTAGTCAAAATACCGCAACATTAGAATATAATTTTGTTAATATTAGATATTGTTGTGTTGCATTTGTAGAACCAAATAATACTTCTTCAGCGTCATGGACATTTAAAATTAATGATGTAATAAGTTATTCTCATGTACATTCAACTCCCTCAGCTACTAATGTAAGTAGTCAAAATATAACATCTGTTTTCATTCTTGATTGTGGAAGTGTAGGTGATTATAATATTAAAGTATCATCAACTAATACAAATGTTAAATATTGTTTTTGGTTTTGTGGTTTTAATTCTGATGATGCTAAAAATTTAGGACGTCCAACATTAGTATGTAGTATCCCAAGAGTTGACCCTGTATTAGCAGTATCCGGAACATATCAAAGATTAATTCAAGTTGAAGACTACATGAAAAATGTTATTAAACAATGTCAATTAATGGGGCTACCAATTACATTTTATAATTGGTCTACACCTGATGGTTTATTTAACGATATTTATTATAAACCATCAAACACTAAATATAAAAAATTAGGAACTGACATATTAAAATATGCTTTTTTATAATTATTTAATAAAAAAAAAATAATATAATCATTATTATATATATAATAATAATGAATGAAATTATTACTGAATTTCAAGATGATGATATTAATTCAAATTATATTTTAAACTATATAAATAAATTGAAAACTAAAGTTAATTATAAAATAACTAATGTTGATGAAGCGCAATATATATCAGCTGGGCAAGGATATGGAAAAAAATTAACATATATATCAAGCACGTATATTGTGTTTGGTGATTCATACACTGATGGAGTAGTAGCATACGAACCAGAATGGCATTTAGTTTTAGGTACTTTATTATCAAAAACAGCATTATCATATGCTGTAAATGGAACTACTAGCGACCAAATGCAAAAATATATTAATAATATGATATTAGATACTGCTAATGCACAGAGAACCTCAATTATTGCATATGGTGTTAATGATGGTAGAAGAACAGCATTATTATTTAGGACTTATTCATTATATGCTAATGTATTATTAAATAATTATTTAATGTGTACAGTTCCACAAAATAAATGTTTTGCATGCCGTTCCTTTACAACAAAATCAGGAACATGGGCAAATACTGGTACTAGTGATAATACGGGTTTATTTTCATTAGATTTAAACGCGTATCTTGAACATACATTTACAAATGTAAGATATATTTATTTTTCTGGATACTATATAAAAGGTGAAAATAGAGACATGACAATAAGAATTAATGGTGTTATATATGGTAGATATAAAATAAATAATGGCCCAGAAGCTGGAGTAAATACTGGTGGATTATATGCATCATATGGTTTATTAATAGATATTGGTGAGGTTTTACCATCTTGTGTTTTAAGATTTACGAATAATTTAGCATATACAGCGCCACAACTTGGATTTTACGCTTCATATGTTTGTTGTTGGAATGATACCGACCAATTATCAAACACACGTAATTTATTAGTTGCAACTATACCAAAATATTATAAATATGCTTCCGATGATAACGCAACAGGAAATAATTTTACAGATGAAAAAAGAAGATTATTAAATGAATGTATTGTTAATGCTGCTTTAGCATGTGTTAGACACGGTTTAAATGTGTCTGTTATTTCATACTCACAATTAAATGGGTTATATTCTGATAAATTACATCCTTCTATTTTCCAATCTGCAATGTTTGCATATGATATTAAGAATATTGCAACTACTTTATAAATTATTCTTCTTGTTTAATACAATATATTCCAGTTTCTGACATTCCAATTAATGGAGAGGTTCTAAATATTGTAAACCACCTAGTTTTTAATTTTTTAATAACTTTAATTTCATTTCTGTCTAATCCTAAATAATTATCTAATAAATATTTTATTGAACGTGAACCTAAAGTAGAGGGGAAAATTGTTATTGATTTTGCTTCTGCTAAAATTATTTTAGTTTCTAAACCATTAGTGGGTAAATGTGATGTAACTATAACAGTTGTGTTTGTATGTCTTGCTGTTTGTAATAATGTGTTTAAAATATTAAATATTTTTGATTTTAAATTTTTATTACTTAAATTATCACAATCATCAAACATTATACAACAATTTTTAAAATCAGATAATGATAAATCTAAATCTAAAAATTGTTGATTTAATTTTATTCTTTTAAAATTTTTAATTTTAGCATTATCAAGTGTTTCATCTTCTGTTAATGATGAAAATATATAAATTGGACGTGTTGGATATGCTTTATTATAATTTAATAAATAATTCTTGCAATAATATGACTTGCCAGAACCAGACGCGCCAGTAATATATAACACATCTCTTTCTGAATTTTTATTTGGTATTTGTTCAATTATTTCATCAGAATTTAATTTAATATTACATATATAATCTTTAACATTTGATTCATCAAATTCATTATATATTATTTTTGTTTTCTTGGTTTTTTTATTAGTTATTTCTGCTAATATATTACCTATTTTTTCGGTATTCATTTTATCTATTATTATAAAATAATAGATAAAATAATTGATAATATTATATAAAATAATTAATATAATCTAATAATTGAGATATTTGATTTTATTAATTTTAAAATTTTATTTTTAAATTCATTATTGATGTTTTTTAATACATATTTTAAATTAATATATATATCCTTTTTATCATATGGTTTGAAATTATTATTAATAATATCTAAAATTAAATTTAATTGATTAATACATTGATATTGTATTCCTAAATTAGAATTTATTTTATTTAATAATCTTTTTTGATTTTCAATATCATTATCTAATTTATAATAACTATAATATCTTTTCAATGCTTTGTATTTATTAAATTTATCATATTCTTTTGCATCTTTTAAAATTTCAGTTTTTACTGTGTTTAAGTTCTTTAAATCATATGTCTTTAAGTCATCAAAATTAAAATAATAATTATATGATACTTCATTAAAAATATCATTTATTTTCATTATTACATCTATTTTTATTATTGATTGTGTTTGTAAACAATCAATAAAATTAATTTTATTATCTTCTATTATTTGGTATCCATTCATGATTGAATTATAATTCCATCTAATAGGATAATGCCCAGGACCAACCCCACATTTAAAATCAATAATAAATAATTCATCAATTTGTTTAAATGTTTTAAATATATTTTGAAAATGAATTAATATTGCTTCATATTCATTAATATTTCTATTATCTGTATCTACATATTCTTGTAAATCAATATCTGATTTATATTTAACTTTATTATCAGCATATGAGCCTATAATATCATATTCTTTAATTGATAAAAATTTTATATATTTTTTATTCATTTAATATATGATATAAAATTATTATCATATATAATAAATCTTTCTTCATATTCTTTAACAATATCTTCATTATCATTAAATTCAACATTACTTAATGTAGTTTTAAATTCAGTTTCTCCCATGCTTCCAAAATCTACAATTGTATCTGGTGATTTATATTTAATAGTTAAATATTCATTTCTAGTAATTAAACCATTTTTAATAATTGTTTCACCTGTTCCTTCATTACTTATTTTTATTTTAGTTTCCCATTTATATTTTTGTGGTATTGTTAAATTAAAATAAAAATATATTTGTTTTTCTTCATCGTCATTAATAGTTAATAAATCATTATTTTTTAGATAATTTAATACTTTATATAAGTTGCAATTCATTATTATATTATTATATATTTTATTTTTTATTTTTTAAATTATTAAATATTAGTAATAATTAAATCACTTGTAGCCGGTGATTCATTTGATGTGCAATTTAAAACATTAGGCAGTGTTTTTTTATTCTTAAAATTTTTAATTAATTTATTTTTGATGTGTGATATATAGGGATATTCAACATTATCATTAATATAATCATATTCATTAATACATTCTCTTAAATTGTCCGTTGTGATATCATCAACATTATTATATAAATAATCTTCTATTTTGTGGCAAAGTTTATTATATTTTTTAGATGCATTAGTAAAATTTATTACTCTTTCATTTAATTTAAAATTAGATACTAATGATAATATTAATGTAGTTGATACATTTAATATTATATTTGCTAGTTGCATATTTTCTGATGTATCTTTAGAATTAAAGATTATCATTATTGATGATGATATTATTATTGGAAACTTAAAAATATTATTTATCAAACTATAAAAATCACTGCATTCTGAGCACAATATATTCATTACATAGGCCATATCCCTATATTTAAGTAATAAATTAATTTGTTCTACAGTTAACATCTTTTATTATATATTATATATTATATATTATTATTATTTCTTTGTAATTTAGGGGGAAATATAATATATATAAATATAATGAATAAGGGTAGAAGGCGGAAAACTAACAATTATAATAATAAATAAAATGAATAAGCTAAAATACCAAAAAGTAAGGCGGAAAAATTGCCCAAAAATATGGTTTGTTTACTATACAAAAACATATAAAAATATATATAAGACAAACCTAAAAATAAGGCAAAATTTCCGCTTAATAAATAAAATGAATAAGATAAATATATAAATTATATATTTAATTGTCAGTTTTCCGCCTTCTCCCCTCAACCATTTTTTATTTAACTAAATAAAAATAATTATTTCTAATATATAAATATATAATGAATAAAATATATTATCCATATGCAAGTGATAAACCAAAATACAAATTTTATATAATTAAATCAAATAATAAAAGGTTATACTTTGGTGATAGTAAATATGAACATTACACAGAAGGACATTTAAATGAAAATAGAAAAGATAACTATATTAAACGTCATATTGCACGTGAAAATTTCAGTGATTATAACACACGTGGGTTTTGGTCGTTGTGGTATCTATGGTATTTTAAAAAATATGATGAAGCATTAAATTTTATTAAACAATTAATTTATTAAAAAATAAAATAGTTTAAAAATATTTTATAAAAAACCTTTTAAACAAAAATTAATATCTAAATATATATATATGGATAATTTACAAACATTTTTAAATTCTTGCAGAATTCAACATGGAGACACAGAAATTAAACCAACACATTTAGCATATGGTAAATTTCAAGGTAGATTCAATTTAGATAAAAAACAAAATAAACAATTTTTAAAATTATACAGAAAATATTTATCAGAAAATAATAATAAATCAGATATAACAATAATAGAAACACAAAATGAAATATCAAAAATAGTAATAGATATAGATATAAAGAAAAATATTAATGAAGTTAACGAAATAAAAACATATAATGGATGTTATATTAGATTATATAAGTGGGATGAAATAATAGAACTAATACATATTTATACATATTTTATTAAAAAATATATTAAAAATCAAGATATAGATTTAAGTGTATTTGTATTTGAGAAACCCAAACCAACAATTACAGATACAATAATTAAAGATGGTTTCCATATTATTTTTCCATATATAATATGTAATTCAAAAATAAGATATCAAATTAGAGAAGATGTTATAAATCATATAATTATTAATAAAGATAACGATAGAGATAAGATTTTTAGAAATTATATACCAAATATTCAAGATATTATTGATAAATCAGTAGTATTAAAAAATGGATTAATAATATATGGTTCATGTAAAGAAAATTGCGAACCATATAAATTAAAATTAATGTGGTATCGTAAACTTAACGCTAACAACACATCTTACACATATAAACAAATATGGTTTAATAACTGTAAAAATAAAAATGATAAAGAATTATCTAATAAAGAATTATTAAAAATTTGCACTTTGTATAATTTAAAAGAAAATTGTGAATATAATGAAATAAAAGAAGAACAAGAACAAAAAGAAGAAAAAGAAGAAAAAGAAGAAGATAATAAAGAAAATAATATTAATATAATTAATTATAATTTTGAAAGTATCTATGAACTTATAAAACTTTTAAATGAAGAACGCGCAGAATCATATGATACATGGTTAAATGGTGTATTTGCTATAAAATCATTTAATATAAATGATTTAATAACAGAAACAGAATGTCATGATTTAATACATTTATTTTCATCATTATCATCAAAATATAGTAAAAAAAATGTTAATAAATTTCTTAAAGATAATTTAAAAACTAATCAATCAAGAAAAGAAATCACATATAAATCAATACATTATTGGGCAAAAGAAGATAACAAAGATAATTATAAAATATGGTGTAAAAAATATATTTCATTTAAAAAAAAAATTAATTTTGATGATTTATATAATAATAAACATTTATATGAAGATGATGAAACTATTGAAATTGATAAAATAATTACTAATTATATTAAAGTTGAATTATATTATAAAATTATTGACCATGATTTTGCAAGAATATTTCATGTTTTATATAATAATTTTATTTATTCTAATGACCATATTTATTATTTTAATGGGGTTATATGGAAAAAACAATGCAAAATTAATGCTGATGTAATTAAATATATATCAATTAATTTGTATACTTATTTAAAAAAATTATTAAATATTATAATTGATGATTTAAGAGGTAAAATTAATATGTGGCATGAGTTTACACCAAAATCAGACTATGAAAGAAATGATAAACAAAACCAAATACAATTATTAGAACATGAAATGAGTAAAGTAAATACATGTATTGATTCATTATCTGTATTAAAAAAAGATAGTTCAAGAAAAGGTATTATAACATCTATTCAAACAACTATTATTAATAATAATATTATTTTTGATTCTTATTATCCTAATTATATAGCTTTTACAAATACTATATATGATTTAAAAAATAAATGTTTTATTGAACCTAAACCAAAATATTATATGAGTATGTGTACTAAATATGAATATAAATTTTATAAAACTAAAGATGAAATAGATGAACAAAATAAAAGAATTAATGAAATTAATAAATTATTAGATTCTATATTTACAGACAAAGAAACAAAAGACTATTATTTAATGTTATTATCTCAAGGAATGGGAGGTAATTTGACTGAATTATTCACTATTTGTACAGGGTCAGGCGGTAATGGCAAGTCGCTGTTACATGAGTTTTTCACGAGTATGATTGGTGAGTATGGTTATAATTTACCTAATCAAGTATTATCTCAAACTTTGAATAATACTGGCGGGCCTAATCCAGTTTTAGCAAATATGCATTTAAAACGTTTTATTTTAGCTTCTGAACCAGAAGCTGAAAAACGATTAAAAAGTGCAACAATTAAAGAACTAACTGGGAAAGTTGATTATAACGCAAGAACATTGCATGAAACTAACACAGATAAAATATTAGCAATGACATTATTTTTAGAATGTAATGAAAAACCATTAATTGATGCTGTAGATGGTGGAATGGTTCGAAGATTAAGAGTAATTAATTTTAATTCAAAATTTTTAAATAAAGATGAATATGATATTATTATTAATGAAATTGATAATAGTAATGATATTGATGATAATGAAAAGAAACAATTAAAATCAAGATATGGCATTATTAAACGAACATACAAAGATAAAAGTTTTAAAGAAGAATACAGACAGGCATTATTTGAAATTTTAATTAATTATTATAATAAATATGAAAATGAAAATGAAAAAATACCACAATTAATTAAAGATGATTGTAAAGTCTATTTGGAGTTATCCGGAGATATAATACCCTTTATCAATGATAATTATTATAAAGCAGATGATTATAAAGAAAAATTAACTGAAGCATCTAAATATAAAGTATCATTAGTTGATTTATTTAATTTATTTAAATCATCAGATTATTATATTAATATGACAAAAGAAGCAAAACGTAGTTTAAATAAATCTAAATTTCAAGAATTAATGATAAAACATTATCCTATTGATTTTAGAACAAATAAAGATAAAACATATTTTTTATTTAATTATACTATAAAACAAGAAGAAAATATAAAATCAGAATTAGATAATGATTTTATAGAAAATTAAAAAAAAATAAAATTAATATTAATATTATTAAAATATTAATATTAATTATTTTTATAATACTATTCAGTATTATTAATTATTTCAATTGTTTCAACTGTTTCAACAACTTCCTCATCTTTTGAAGGTTTTAATTTCCTATGATAATATAAGCGGTGATATTCTTTATTATAATATTTTTTATTTCTTTCAACACATTTTGGTCTATTATCTTTATTATATTGTTTTTGGTAATCTAATAATTTATCTTTATTACGTTGATAATAAGATAATTTAATTGATTCTTCAACATTATTATTATTATTATTTGTTTCTATTATTTCTGACATATTATTATATATTAGATATTTTTATTTAAACGTTTTTATTTTAAAAAACTATTTAAACATTTTTTATTAATTCTAATAACTGTTTTTTATTTAATCCAGTAATATTTATATTAATTATTTTCTTTTTTTTCAATCCTTTTATATATGCTTTTAATTGTTTTAATTTCATTCTTGCTGCTTCACCGAAACCAAT